AAACGTGGGGAAATATCTATAAACCTGCGGAAACAACTATTCCTTTATTAAATATTGATCCAGTGGATCTACGTAACTCTCCAGACTTTACATTATTATATGGTGTCAAAGTTAAAGATTGTAATGTTAGAATACATTATGAAGACAACAGACGTAAAGGAAGAAGTTGGGACATACCATTAGAGAATAATCAATTCATTATGTTTCCATCTACTAATATGTATTACCTAACTAATAATCAAAAGGATAGTTTAAATTTTGTACAAACTATAACGTATGAATATATCTAATTATTATTGGTATTTTAGTGGTGTGTTAACACCTAGATTCTGTGACGATGTTATAGCTTATGCAAATTCACAAAAAGAAGTAATGGCTAGAACTGGTGGCTATGGTGATAAAAAATTAAAAAAAAAAGAAGTAAAAGATTTAAAAAGAAAAAGAAATTCTGACCTAGTATGGCTAAATGATACTTGGATATATAAAGAATTACATCCATACGTTCACGAAGCAAATAAACAAGCTGGTTGGAATTTTGATTGGGAAAGATCAGAGTCTTGTCAATTTACAAAATATAAACACAATCAATATTACGATTGGCACTGTGATAGTTGGGATAAACCTTACAAAAGAAAAGAAGGAGATCCTGATAATGGTAAGATTCGAAAACTATCTATGACTTGTCAGTTAACAGATGGTTCAGAATATAAGGGTGGTGAATTAGAATTTGATTTTAGAAACTATGATCCACATATGAGAGATGAAAGTCAACATTTAAGAAAAGCAAAAGAGATTTTACCAAAAGGATCTATTATTGTATTTCCTTCATTTGTTTGGCATAGAGTTAAACCAGTAACCGCTGGCACAAGATACAGTCTTGTTGTCTGGCATTTAGGAAGGCCTTTTAGATAATGTTTATAAATAATTACTTTAGCACAACCATTTGGTCAGAAGAAAAACCAGAGTTTGTTAAATCGTTAAACAAAGCAAGTAACAAATATATTAAAGATGCAAGAACAAGAGAAAAAAAATTTATAAAAGAACACGGTGATTTTGGAAGATCATAT